CCGCCACTCTGCCGCCACAGACAATAAAAAAGGGGTTAGCATTACGCTAACCCCTTGTTCTATAACACGCTTTGGATGTAGCGCGTGCGCAGTCTTAGTTAAGACGCTTTCAATTCACGTTATTTAAAATCAATGATTTATATATTTGTCAATAAGTTACGCACATTCTTAGTATGTTCTCGCCCAGCCTCGCACATCCTGCGTGGTCATTCCGTGGACATTGCCGCGCTTAGCGGATTCAGCTCGACAGCCTGCTCTAAATGGTCAGGTGCAAAATGCGAATATTTCATAGTTTCGCGGATGTTGGCGTGCCCAAGGATTTTTTGCAAAACCAAAATGTTTCCGCCCTGCATCATAAAATGCGCACCGAACGTATGACGCAAAACGTGAGTTTTTTGCCCCTCGGTGAGTTCGATATTGGTTAGCAGAAGCATTTTTTTGAAGTCCTGATAGCAGGGCTTGAACATGCGACCCTGACGGTTGACCAGTTCCTCATAAAGATATTTCGGTATTGGAACCGTACGGTTTTTTTTGCCTTTGGTCTTTGTGAACGTGAGTTTGCAGGGCGACAGCTGCGAACGAGTTAGCCTTTCGGCCTCGCTCCATCGCGCGCCGGTAGCCAAACACACCCTGACTATCATCGTTAGATCCTCTTTGCCGTATCTTTTACAGGCATCAAGGAGCTGAGGGATTTGTTCAAGGGTCAGCCATGACATTTCCTTCTCGGCTTCCTTGAATATACGAATGCCCTCCAGAGGGTTAGGTAAACTCCATTCTCCGAGTCTTTTTAGCTCATTGAAAACTGCGTCAAGATAATGCTGCTCACGGTTAACCGTTATCGGTTTTGCGATCCACTTTTTTTTGTCTTTGTGGAAACCGTTGTCGATCTCACCTCGTAAACGCCTGTCACGATAGTGCGCCCAATCCTTAGCGGTAATTTGGGAGGCAATAGGATCACCCATTCCGTTGCATACTATTTTCAGCTTTGCCAATCTCGACTTATTAGCTACAAGTGCTTGTCCGTGGAGATTATGCCAAAGCGTTATTAACTCGCTGAGTTTGCGCCTGTCCTCCTTCTCAGATAACCAAGGTTTATTTTGTGCTTCTTCGCGATAGTACTGCTCGTAAGATACCGCCTCGCCTTTTGTGGCAAATCGCTTGCGCACTCGGCGACTATCGCGTCCATCGACGCGAAAATCACACAGCCATTCACCTGATGGCAGTTTTTTAACGGCCATTCTTAATCACTCTTGCTCAACGTTAGAAATACTTTTCCTAAACAAACGACTTCATCAACGAGACATTCGAATTGTGATGCATTGCTCCTGACGGATAATTTATTACCCGGTAAGCGGGCAAGTTCGTATACGTCGCAGGTTCCATCAACATCAACCAGCCATCGTCCATTGGTGATATTTTTAGCGTCTAACTCGACAAGCCAGCGTGAGCCATTTTTATCTACTAATACAGGATTGGTGATTGTTAAATCGAGTAATGACTCATCGCAAAAAAATTTCCCATCTTCTGAAAACTTACCGGTGTGGATACTGTATTTAGCTATTTCTTTTAAACCGGATGGGAGGTTAAAAGATTGCTCTTCGCCATTGTGCCTCTCATGCATGGAGCCGTTGCCAGTAGCAAGCCAATATAAAGAAACGCCGGTATCAAGAGCGCAGACGATTACGATATCGCCCGGAAAGTGGTCTCGCCTTATCCATGCACTCATAGTGCCAGAGGGTAAATTGAGATGATCACCTAATTGTTTCTGTAGGGTAAAACCATATGCATCCATGATGCGCCGCATTACGGCTTTCCCACCGGATGTTTTCATTGCCTCAAGGATTTGCTGGCCGGTCAATTGGCTAGTCTTACGCCTATCAAAACTTGCATTTGCAGACTCACCATATACAAGCCAGTTAACATCTGCTCCTGTTTCGAGTGAGCATTGAAGGATGTAATCACCCGGAAGCTTTCCTCTTTTGAGCCAATTCTGGACAGTTCCTACAGGAATGTTGGTTACTTCTGCGTACTCAACCTGTGATTTAACTCTATAAGAACTAAGGATTCTTTCCAGAATCTCGCGCACATTGGCAAAATTTTCGGTCATCAAACACCCCAAGAAGCCCAATTGACAACTTTACATAAGCTCAATTGGTCTGTAATCTTCACTCAAGCACACCGCAAATGTGCGAGAACATACCAAAAACGAACTTAACCGGAGATATTCCATTATGAATCTTCAAATTGCAATCCCTCCTGGCCCTGACTACCTGTCATATGAAGACTTTGCCAAAGAGTATGGTGTCAGCCTGAACACTGTTAAGGACATGATTAGACGAGGAGAATTACTAACTGTGCCCCGCACCCGCAGTAGCTGCCACGGCCGCATTAACATGATCGCCTTTCGCGCACGTCTGTTAGCACAAGCCATCAACTGCCGGTATGCAGTGTTCCAGTAACTTAATTTTGTAAGATAAAAGGATTTACTGCATGTTAGATTTTCGTGTTTCCTCACATGAGCACTTTAATGACGCGTGTCGGAAATTCTCTGCATCACATAACGTTCGAGAGCTTGCAGTTAAAGCGGGAATCAAGCCGCACACTCTTTGGAATAAGCTCAACCCTGAACAACCGCACCAGTTAACGCCCCGCGAAATCTGGACGCTTACAGACCTGACCGAAGACTCAACTCTCGTTGATGGTTTTCTCGCGCAGATTCATTGTCTGCCATGCGTGCCGGTTAATGAGCTGGCTGAAGAAAAGCTGCAAACCTATGTCATGCGCGCTATGAGTGAGCTCGGCCAACTGGCCGGCAATGCGGTTTCGCAAGAGCGCCTTACTCCATCACGTAAAAACAGCATGATAGAAAGCGTTAACTCGGGCATTCGCATGCTTTCGTTGACCGCACTGGCATTGCAGGCGCGCCTGCAAGCTAACCCGGCCATGTCGAGCATGGTTGATGCAGTAAACGGCCTCGGTGCTTCTTTAGGGTATATGTGAGGCGATGATGAGTAATGAACCGTCGTTCGCGTCCCTCCTGGTTAAGCAAAGCCCTTCCATGCATTACGGGCATGGCTGGATCGCAGGGAAAAATGGTAAGCGCTGGCACCCGTCACATGGACAGTCAGAACTGTTAAATAGTTTACAGACGAAGCGCAAACCGTCAGCGGTTGAAATTTTGCTGAGAATTATTAAGAGGTCAAAATGAACGGATTAAATAGCACTGCTGGAAATACTCCGGCGACAAAGTTATTTAACAATTCTGATTGCACAAAGGCAGAGCCGCAGACAATGAGCGGCGAAGAATGCCTCGCCCGCTTTCATCAGAAATTAAAAATGACTGAGAATCGTGCGCTGCGTAATTTTAATAAACTTGATGACGATTTTAAATTCGTCGTTATGACGCTGGCTAATCGCGCTAATCCCTGCGCATTTCGTACTGAGGAGATCGGCAAACCGTTTGAATATTTCGACGTTAACCGCCGCAAAATGATAATTATCGCTATGAATGAAATCGCGCGTTGGGGAAGCATCCTGCCACGCCGACTTTCAATTCATGAATGCATCTTAGCTAAATAAATAAATCCGAAATTAATGGCGTAAACCCGCCGGGCTTCTTATTGCCCGCAATCAGGAGAGTCAATTATGTGTAATACCATTACTCGTACCGCTAAAACCACACTTGATAAGTCTGGCCTTAACCAACTGCTGACGGACGCGCGGATGCAAGAGCGCCGTGCGCGTGCGGAAGTTATGGCAAGCCGTATGGTTAACCTTGCTAACCACATTAAAACCAACCAACTCGACATTAACGAAGCGCTGGAACTGTTGTTGCAGGAAAGCGAAATTTATCGCCATCAGGCTATGGAGATCCACTAATGGCCGATGCAATGGATCTCATTCAGCAACGCGAGCAGGAAGAACGCGAACGCCTTATCAGCATCGCGCGCAGCCGTATCTCTGCACCTTCCCGCTTTACCTGCGAGGATTGCGACGCACCAATCCCGAAAGCCCGCCGTATGGCGATACACGGCGTCGCACTCTGCGTGACCTGCCAGCAGATAGCAGAGCTCAAAACCAGACATTACCGGGGCGTGTAAGTGGCAATTTCTTACGCTTACGCCTGGAATGCTCCTCGCTCAGCAATAGCCAGCCCTTATCTGACCTATTCAGAACAGCATCGCCGCGATCGCATGATTGCGGCGTTGCTGCATGCACGCAAAGCGTTATCCCTCCAGCCTGAATGTGTGCGCTATGACGTGATGCGCACTGCTTCCACGCTGGAGCAACATCACGACAGTCAGCGAGCCAATGCCTTTTTAATCAGCTTCTGCAAAAAAGCATTGCCGCGCCTTGAACTGGTCGCAAGAAAATACCAGGCCTCCGGCATCAGGAGCGACGTTTCTGCCGCTGTATTCAACGGACATTTCGACACGAAAGATCAGCAGTATATGGCGTCGCGTCTGGTGAATATGGTTGCGCGTTACAACCGGCTCCCGGATATGTCTAAAGCCGATATCGATCTGCTGTCGGCTGATATCGCCAACTTTATCCGCTCAGAACTGGCAGACAATGACGACACCGAAGCCGGTGAGCTGAAAACGCTGTATCGCTGGTATATGCGCGCCGGAATGATTGCGTTGCAGTTCAACGTAACGCCGCCCCACTGGGAGTGCGTAACAAAGAAATATGCAGGCCAGGACGAAATCGCCCCGGCTGTCATGCGCATGTTTAACGAAACGTGGTGGCGTGGCCGGTTGCGCCGGGTCGCAGCTGCATGGCGTGAACATCTGCAAATTGCCGTCGGTAACGTCAGCAAGAAAAAGCATGTTTACGCGAGTAAAAACTGCGTGACTGACTGGCGCGAGCAGAAGCGCCGCACCCGCGAATTTCTGAAAGGGCTGGAGCTTGAGGACGAGGACGGGAACCGAATCAGCCTCATCGATAAATATGACGGCTCGGTGGCTAATCCGGCCATTCGCCGCTGCGAGCTGATGACCCGCATCCGTGGCTTTGAAAATATCTGCAACGAGCTGGGCTATGTGGGTGAGTTCTACACGCTGACCGCGCCATCGAAATATCACGCCACAACAAAAGCGGGCTACCGTAACCACAAGTGGAATGGCGCGAGCCCCTCCGACACTCAGGGCTATTTAACCTCACTCTGGGCGCGCATCCGCGCCAAACTCCATCGGGAAGATATCCGCATATTTGGCATCCGCGTTGCGGAACCACACCACGACGCTACCCCACACTGGCACATGCTGATGTTTATGCTGCCGGAAGATGTTGAGCGCGTGCGTAAGATCATTCGTGATTATGCGTGGCAGGAAGATGAAAGTGAGCTCAGGAGTGACAAGGCGAAAAAGGCGCGTTTTCATGCTGAAGCTATCGACCCGGAGAAGGGAAGCGCAACGGGCTATGTTGCTAAATACATCTCAAAAAATATCGATGGTTACGCTCTCGACAGTGAGAAAGACGATGAAAGCGGTGAGCTGCTGAAAGAGACGGCTCCCGCAGTTTCTGCCTGGGCGGCTCGCTGGCACATCCGTCAGTTTCAGTTTATCGGTGGCGCACCGGTGACAGTATACCGTGAATTACGCCGTCTGGCCGATACCGAGACCGCCCACGGTCTGAGTGTCGAATTTGCAGCGGTACATGATGCCGCTGACGCCGGTGACTGGGCAGGCTATGTCAATGCGCAGGGCGGCGCGTTTGTGCGTCGTGACGAATTGCAGGTGCGCACGCTTTACGAGCCGCGCGCTGAGTTTAACCAGTACGGTGAGGAGACTGTCTGCATTCGTGGCGTCTACGACGCAACGGTCGGCGCTGCCTCCCCTATTCTGACCCGCCTCACGCAGTGGAAAATTGTTCCGAAGCGTGCCGTTGATTTGGCTGTTGACCTTAAGGGCGCGACCGCGCCCTCTCGGAGTTCTGTCAATAACTGTACGGGAAGCGAAAGCGATCCACAGGTGCTGGATTTATCAAAACCACTTAATCGATTTCAGCGACGACAGCTAACGAACCGGTTAAGAGAAAAAAAGCCGACCGAAAGCCGCAATTTTATCCACGGAACGCCAGCGCAGGATGGCGCGATATCCAGAACGACTGAAGAAATACAGCTTTTAACCGGCATCACAATAAGCCGGGGCGAAGCGCTACACCTTATAGCGCATGGTAAAAGTCGCATCGCTGGAAAGTGGTATCGTGGATCTGTTAATGGGGACATATTCCCAGCATCACCTCCGCACCGCGAACGTTCAAAAAATATTTTAGGACGCGTTAACTCATTGGCTCGCAAAAGTGTCAATGTTCAATAACACGCTATTTCAAGCACCTACAAAAAGGTTGCAGCGTTAATTTTTCTTCACAATTTTAAAGATTACATGCATACTGTATATGCATACAGTAAAGGATTTTGTGGGGGTTTGATGTTTAGTGAGCAAAGCAGCCGGGCAGAGCTGAAATGGTCTTTTGTACAATTCATTGCTGATGTGGCAATAAATGCAGATTGCCGCCCGGCAGATTTAAAGCTTGCGCTTGCTCTTATAGCTGAATTAGCGAACGACGAACACAGCAAACGAGAAGAAGATATTTTTTATAATGCTGAATAACTAATGTTTGGACGATGCTGAAAATACCAGAAGGTAAGCTGAGATTATTAACACTGCAATGCGATAGCTTGTTTATCGTGTTGCAGGGTTGGGCAACGAGCATAGCGAGGCGATAGGAGAAAATATGGGCGTCAAAGATAGCAATTATCAGGTAGTTAAACGTGGCGAAGGCCTACCAAGGTTTGTAGATGGCGGCTGGGTCTTTTTCCAGCGCCTGAAAGAATATGGCGGCGGCTTTTGGGTAGGTCGAACTTATACGGATGCATTTATTTTCGGTATCGAAAGGCCAGTTTCGCTCATTGAGGGCATGCAGTTTATGATTGCTGTTAACTCAGCAGAATCGAGGCATATGGAGTTTCTTAATGTCGAAGATGATCCAAACCTCTCATTATTCTGATTTTTTCTTCTTTAGTTAAATAGTCCCTATTTTGGATATTACATCTTTATATTATACAATTTAGAATTTAGCCAGAGTTTTTTGATACTCCATTTTATTTTAACCCCCCCCTGATTAAAGATGAGTGGCATCTGGTAATGAGCTTCCCTTTTATTAAATTTAACTTAAGCAATCATCATTTCGACGTGAGCGTGGTTCTTTTCGGTACTAGTCACCACGCCCCCCTTGAGCAACTTCGCATTTTATGAACACATCAATTTATAAAGCTGGCCTAATAAACCACATACATATATTATTATATTGATATGTTCATAAACATTAAACTTACCGAGAGATTGTCATGCAAATCAAAGATTTTGTATTGAAGAAAGAGGACTTGGATGAGGTTGATTTCAGTATTTTCTCAAATACCCCTATAACTTTTCACGAGCATGAAATCAGGAATCATCTTCAAGAAGTATCTAACCGTGCGAATGACATCAATATTAAAAAAACCGCGCAGTTCCTAAGCTTACTATTCAATTACAACTTACCAAGTGGCAACGGCACCGCTAACTTTGAACCACAATTTATTTATGATAATAAAAGATCTGCATTACCCGAAGATTTTGAAGTAGATTACCTTTTAGACCTTTCAGACAGGATAAACAACCCATTCTTATTATCTAGAGTATGTGACACAGTTTGGTGCAATTCAAAAAGAAATAGAAACATTGCAATAAAAGCTATAGATTCTTATGCATTGATGATACGAGAAGCAGTAAATATCATTACTGGGGCCAAAGAAAATATCAAAGAAGAAAACCTCAATCATTTGTTATTCATCAAGCCTTTCATTTCACGAGCATTATTCATAAACAAAACAATTTACTCAAGAAAAAGCAAAGGCAATGAAAATCTCTCTCAAGCAATATGCTTTCTATATTCAGAGCAAAACGAGAGGAAAATATTTGAAGGCTTTGATTATTTGACAGCGGTTATGATTAACTCTCATCCGCAGGAGAGACATATAGAATATGCGGAAAACGCTGAATCTATGGCAAATTATCATCGTGGCAAGAAATATTTTGACGCTGTAAAAGCATTATTTAGCACTGCTGCAAAAATCTATGAAAAAAATGACGATAGAACTAGTTCAAAAAGATGCAGGTTGTCAGCAGCATATCTTACAATAGAGGTTGCGAATGCCCGCTTAGATAATATGGGTAAGGTTAGTTGGTTAAGAACTGCTATCGAAGAGCTGCGACAGGCAGGAGGTGATCAAGATCAAATTAATGAGCTTAAACAGCAGCTTGCTGAAGTGCGTAGAGAGTCATTAGATGATTATGTAACCTTCAGCGCACCTTTAGATATTGCACCTATTGTCGAGAGTATAACAAATGAACTAACCAATAGCTCGATATCTGAAATATTTAAAACAGTAATCGTTAACACGCCCATTGAAAATATGAACAAAATGAGAAAGCAGGTTCAGAAAACTGCTGCACATAGTATTTTTTCTCATTTAGCTAGCACTGAAATCCATGATGAAGAGGGTCGAAGGGTTCACAGAACACCTCCGCTAAATAATAACAACGCGCTTAGCGATGATTCTGTCATAGATAGTTACATGAGACACATTAACATTAATCATGCGATTTTTATCAATGGATATTTTGAGCCAGCAAGAGATATCTTGTCAAAAGAACATGCATTGAGCATGTCAACATTTTATAAATTTGTATCAAATAGCATTGTGATAAAGGAAGATAGCGAGCAAATTTTTGCGCTGGGATTTTATCGACTTTGGCAAGGTGACTATATTACCGCAAGTTATTTGTTAATACCTCAAATGGAAAACATTCTCAGGTATTATTACCAACTTAGTGGTAAGGACGCCACCCGATATTTGGATAAAGGTTTAGAGGAGTCAACGAGCATCTCCGTCTTACTTGATAAATGTCGAGAAGATCTTATTGCAATTTTTAATGAAGATATAGTTTTAACAGTTGATTTGATTTTCAATAGAAAAGGAGGCCCCATTTTGAGACATAGTTTAGCTCATGGAAACCTTCATGCGGGAGCATGCTTCGCCGAAACAACTGTATATGCATGTGTTCTAATATTTTCCATTTGTGCCTATCCTTTACTGCCTCACTTAGACGAAATATTCCATCCATAGTTATATAACGATGGAATACCATACTTGAAAATGTACATGCATTTTCTTATGCATGAATTTGCATGTGTTATTCAAGATTAATTTAGAGGCTCGGCGGCTGAGCTGGCGTGCGCTAGGTCATATGGGGCACCTGCATTAAAACCGACACGAGAAGCGGGCAGGCGAGGCGGGGAAAGCACTGCGCGCTCTGGGGATAAATAATTAATCCACGACCTCAGCGGGGCTGATGATGTGGCGGGTGCGGCTGAAAGATCAAGCTGGATGGCAGCACGCCCTATGCACATGCTGTTAGTGTCTCGTGCTGGGATATGATAAATCTCTCCCTAGGCGGGTTAGCTGGATGTTTTCTAATGCCCTTTATTTTAGTTCTCAAAAAAAGAGCTCTTTCGAGTCCAGTTACTGCAAGAGTAATCGCAACGACATCTACTCTTTAGGACAAATTTGCACTATCTTATCAAATGCATCCCCCTATCTTCATACTGACTAAATGACATAACTACTTAAGTGATAATTCATTGAATTTTAATCGATTATAGGCTTTGGCATTAGAAGTTTTGTATCGAAAATTTCGTATGTAAAAGAGACCAGACTAAGCGCTAAGGGAGGTTCTATGACGAGACGAGACGTAGGTGGGATGGGACATAGTGATTTTAGTAAATTATGTGATGCAGCAGGCTTAATTCACAACAGCTCTTATAATAAAGATGCTGCTGGCTGGGATGTATTCGTAGAATTCCCGTTAAACTCGCACTTGAATATATTGAACATCAAGACTTCTCAGGCTATCCAGTGTCTTACCCAAGTAAAATCTACAGATTCGAATAAAAAGTCTGTTTCAGTTAAACTTTCAAATTTGAAAAGGTTTTGTGATACCCCTCTACCGTGTTTTTTCTTTTTTGCAGAGTACGAAAAAGGAATAAATCCTACCGCGATATATTTGGTTCATTTTGATAAGGATAGAATATTTGATGTCCTTCAACGCCTCAGAGAATGCGAAGTTCATGGTGAAAATAAGTTAAATAAAAAAACAATGACAGTCAAATATGATGAATCGCATAGAATTGATATATTTGATGGCATTGCTTTGAAAGAATGTATCGAGTCCTACATACCTAATGGAATGGGTGAGTATGCAAAAGAAAAAACTCAGCATTTAGAAGAGTTAGGTTATGAGGAAAATAAATATAAAATGATTTTCAAACTGTCTGAGCAAACTGACTACAGTTCACTTGTAATGGCGTCGTTAGGATACGAAAACCAGATAAACATAAAAGACATTTTCAGCTGGGATAATCGTTTTGGAATTGGATTTCCAATTAGTGAGTTAAGTGCGGATAATGCAGTGATAACCTTTTCTAATGTAGAGCCTCATTCGCATGGGATAATATCTTTCGATGATGAATGCGATACGCTTAGCTTCTCTTGTGATTATTACTTTTCTCCCATAGCACTTAACGCCCCGGAAGAACTAGCTTCTTATAGAGTTAAATGCATCTATTTTGATATGCTGATTGGCATCAAAAGCAACACAACAAAAATAAAGCTATCAAGCACTTCCGATGAGATGGATATTTATGACATGAGAGACATAGCGCTATTGATAAAAATGCTGAGCAATGCTGACCAACCAGTCTCAATGATTTTAAGAAATGATAGTGGGAGTGAAACTAGATTCAAAACCAAAACCCCATTAGTTTTGAACAATTATTCTAAGATGGAGGTTGAGAAAACCGTAAATATCACTTTTGAACTTATTCAAATCGCTAGCTATTTTCAAAAGGAAAAAATGTTCAAGCTTAGCCTTGATCAATTGTTTGCAATAGAAAAAGATATAAAAAATCTGCATGGCATCATCTTTCAGTCAAATACTAATAATATTATTAAAATTCAGAACAAAGGATTCTGTGAAAACTTGGATAACTCAAAGGAGTTTTGCGCCCTGATAGGGATTTCTTTATTCCTGCCAAAATTTAAATTATGTATAATAGTAACTATCAGAGGAGGTTTCACTCAGGATAATGACAGTATACTTTTTAGTAATCATAGAATTAAAATTGAATCCAAATTTTGTGAAGCAAATTTGGATTTACTAAAGCCTAAAGTGAAGCGTGATGCGCGCAGGCTCGCTGAAAAATATGAGAGCGAGGAAGATATATATTTCTTTGACTCACTCTCACCACATCTTGATTAATCAAGCGTGTATTGGTTGAATTTTATTACTTCTTCATTTAGCCAGTCATTTATTTCTCTTAATCTGTTCTGCAAGGGTTGTAGTTCGTTGCGTACAAAGACTTTTGCTACCTTCTCTATATCTCCAAGTGAGCCTGCATTTTCCGGCTTGCAGCCCATCAACTGAAACGGGATGCGGTGGGCATCAAGCAGGTCGGCCGCACTTACCTTTTTGATATTGAAAAAATCGTCTTTGGTAGCAACCTCGCTCAGCGGCACGATTTTAATGCCGTCAGCCTTTCCGTTCGGCGCATAAAAAAACAGATTCTTGAAATTGCCGAGCCCTTTCGAGTCGCGCATTGCCTTGCGCAGAGCTTCAACATCGGTACTGCTTTGCGCCGCGTCGGTCACGTACATAATGTAACCAGCATGCGCGCCGTTCTGGTAATACTTGCGGCGAAACAGCGTGGCGCTCTCGTTAAGCCAGGCCGAGTTGAGTGCGCTCAGGTATTCCGGCATCCCATAAAGCTCTTGGTTAATGTCCGGCTCCAGCAGGTGAAACACTGAGCCCGACGCAAACTGGTGCGGTTTGGTGAAATTCTGAATATACCAGTAGCTATCTACCGCCACCCCACGTCTGGTGTACTTGGCAGGTGAGGTTTCAAGTTTCAGTTTTTTTCCTGAAAGGCTAAGTCGTTTCTCTAAGAAGGCATTACCAAAAACAAGAAAATCCAAAACAAAACGACTAAAGTCCTGTTGTGAAAGCAAAGGGTGAGGGATATACGTTGAAGACAGAATATTACGCTTCACGTAAATCGGCGAGCTGTGGTGAACGGCGGCACGCATGCTTTTCGCCAGCCCGGAGAAGCTGACCGGCGGCTCGTACCACTGACCGTTATCTATGCACTCCACGTAATCCAGAATGTCGCGCTTATCGAGCACCGGCACCGGCTCGCCGAAGGTAAATGCCTCCATGCTTTGCGCGGGTGCGGCGGTCTGCTGGCGCGGTTTCGGTGTGTATTTCTTTTTATTTTTGCTCATCAGTTGAAGTCCAGAATGGAGGATGACGGCTGGCCGGTTGCGGCGGTCAGCGGTTCGTTAATCAGTACGTGCATGGTTGCCCAGGCTAAATCCGCGTGGCTGGCTTCCTCGGTGCGACTGGCCTCGTAGGTGGCGCTGCGCCCGCTGCTGGTCATGGTTTTACGAATGGACATAAACGACTGCGTGATGTCGGTTGCGCTGACGTCATACTCAAGGCAACCGCGCGTGATGGTGTCCTTGGCCTTGAGCACCATGGCGGTTTTCATTTCCGGGGTGTAGCGGATATCGCGCGCCGCCGGGTAGAACGAGCGCACAAGCTGAAACACGCCCTGACCGAGACCGGTCGAGTCAATGCCGATGTACTCCACGTTATATTTCTGTGTAAGGGCGCGGATGGACTCGGCCTGGGTGGCAAAGTCCATGCCTTTCCACTGATGACGCTCCAGTATGCGGAACTTACCCCCGGCAACCACCGGCGGCGCGATAACCACGCACCCGGCACTGTCGCCCCGGTGCGACGGGTCGTAACCAATCCACACCACGCGATGCCCGAATGGCCGGTCGGCAAACGGCGCGTAGTCCTCCCACTCTTCCATGCTGTCGACCATGCAGCGTTGCAGCTCCTCGAACGGGAATACCGACGCCTTGTCATCAACAAATTCACACATAAACAGATTGCGGAAGTCGTCCGCGCTGTTTTCGCGGCGCAGTGTGTCCAGGTCAAACAGGGTGCAGCCCCCGGCGAGTGCGTCCTCGATGGTGACAATCTGCCGCCACTGACCGTCGGCGCATGCCACACCGCGCGCGAGTGCGGCGTGGCTGATATCAATCTCGACCCGCTCGCTGGCGCTGGCGCGCCCGCGGTTAAACAGGTCGCCTGACCAGAACGGGTAAGCACCGTGACCGAGTGAGGACGGGGTTGAAAAGTAGGTCGTGCGCAGGTGTTTTTGTGACGCCATACCCGAGGCGACCTTGCGTAATTTCTGGAAGTTGGGGATCCAGAAAATCTCGTCGACATACAGGTCGCCGTTATGACTCTGCGCGGTGTTGCTGTTGGTGCCGAGGAAAAGCAGCTCTGCGCCGTTGTTGCCGATGACAATCGGGTCGCCGCTCAGGTCAACGTCAACCAGCCTGGCAAACGCGATGATGTATTTACGGAACACATACGCCTGTGTTTTCGATGCCGATAGAAATATCTGGTTCTGACCGGTGGCAAGGGCGCGCAGCAGCGCCTCGCGGGCAAAATAAAATGTCGCGCCAATCTGGCGGGATTTCAGGATATGGCGAATACGGTGTTCAAGCCCGGCCTTGTGCCAACCAAGCTGATAGCCGAAAGACTGGTCGAAAAAAATCTCCTGTAATTTCCCGATCGCCTCTTCGCTGAAATAGTTCTTTTTCGGCTTCTTACGCTCGCCCTTGTTGCGGTTCGCCACCCTGGGATTGAGATCCGCCTCGTTGCCGGTCTGGCCGTAACGGTTGATGCGGGCGAAGCGCTCCAGCTGGCGCGCCAGAAAATCAGCAACCTTGAAATCATGCGCAGTGAGATCGGGCTTGGCGTAGAGCTGAATCAGGCGCGCCTCTAACGTGTTCCCCACCCGGTCCAGCGGGGCGGTTTCGTCCCATCCGTCTCGCTGTTTCCAGCTCTGCACCGTCGGGCGTTTGGTCTGCAACATTTCCGCGATTTGCGGCACGGAAAACCCCTGCCAGTAAAGCAGCGCGGCCTGCCGTCGCGGGTCGTTCAGGAGAGTGGTGTCGGTTGTGATGGTCATGCGTGCCTCGCCGTAATCAGTTCAGGGCAAGGCTACTGAAGCGCGGGCGGCGATTCGCTAAGGGGCTGATGTGCAGGCGGCAAGCCATCTGTGACTGATGGCGAACCAGCGGACGAGCCGGGAAACTACACCCCGACAGAACGCAATCCTTCACACAATCAGGACTCCTGACGATGGCAAAAAAAGTATCAAAATTCTTTCGTATCGGCGTAGAGGGCGACACCTGCGACGGGCGTGTAATCAGCGCAACGGATATTCAGGAAATGGCCGATTCATTCGACCCGCGCGTTTACGGTTGCCGCATCAACCTTGAGCATCTGCGTGGGCTTCTGCCGGATGGCGCGTTTGCCCGTTACGGCGATGTGATCGAGCTGAAAGCGGAGACAATCGAGGACGACTCCGCGCTTAACGGCAAGCTGGCGCTGTTTGGCAAAATCGCGCCACTCGACACCCTGGTCGATATGGTGGCGAAAGGCCAGAAGGTTTACACCTCCATGGAAATTCAGCCGAACTTTGCCAACAGCGGCAAGTGCTATCTGGTCGGCCTGGCCGTCACTGATGATCCGGCAAGCCTCGGCACCGAGTATCTGGAGTTCTGTAGCAAGGCGAAACATAACCCGCTACAGCGATTCAAGATGAACCCGGAGAATCTCTTCTCTGTCGCCTCCCTTGCCGAGCTGGAGTTTGAGGACGAGCCCGACACCCTCCTTAACAAACTGACCGACTCGGTTAAATCCATTTTCAGCCGCAAACAGACCAGCGACGACGCGCGTTTCAGCGACGTGCATGAAGCGGTCACCACTATCGCTGAGCGTGTGCAGACCAGTGAAGACAGTGCCGAAGCCCGATTTTCGGCACTCGACGCTGAGCTTGCAAAATTCAGTCAGCGCCTGGCTGACCAGGCCACCACGACGGCTGAGAAGCTCAGTGCGATCACCGCCACCCTGGACAAAACACCGGATGTGACGCAGCCGCGCCGCACGCTCAGCACCGGCGGCGAAGGGGCATCCGTCACCCTGACCGACTGCTAATCCGACCAATTTCATAACAGGAAAATACCATGCGCAAAGAGACACGTTTCAAGTTTAATCAGTACCTGACCCGCCTCGCCGAGCTCAACGGCATCGGGGTTGAAGACCTGAATAAAAAATTCAGCGTTGAGCCGTCAGTAACGCAGACGCTGTTTGAAAAAATCCAGCAGTCGTCCTCCTTTCTGCAACAGATCAACATGGTGGTGGTGCGCGAGCTGACCGAAGAGAAAGTCGGCATCGATGTTAACGGCACCATTGCCAGCACCGCCGACACCGACAACGGTGTGAAGCGCCAGACCGCCGATTTTTCGAAGATGGACGCCTATCGCTATTTCTGTAAGCCGGTGAACTTCGATTACCACCTGAAATATAACAAGCTCGATTTGTGGGCGCGCTTTCAGGACTTCCAGACCCGCATCCGCGATGCGATCGTCAAACGTCAGGCGCTGGATTACATCACCATCGGCTTTAACGGCGTAAGCCGGGCGGCAACCTCTGACCGCCAGAAGAATCCGCTTCTTCAGGATGTGGCGGTCGGCTGGTTGCAGAAATACCGCAACGACGCGCCAGACCGCGTGATGAGCAGCGTCACCGATGAAACCGGTAAGGTGATTTCCCCGACCATCAAAGTTGGCAAAGCCGGTCATTACAAAAATCTCGACGCGCTGGTTATGGATGCGCATGAGTCGCTGATTGCTGAAATCCACCGTGAAAACCCGGATATGGTCGTGATTTGTGGTCGCCGTATTCTGACCGACAAATATTTCCCGATGATCAATAAATTCCAGCCCAACAGCGAGCAGCTCGCCGGTGAGCTGATTATCGGCCAGAAGACTATCGGGCAGTTGCAGGCGGTACGCGCGCCGTTCTTCCCGGCGAACAGCATTTTTATTACCACGCTGGATAACATTTCCATCTATCTCTACGAGGACGGTCACCGCCGCCACCTTATCGAAAACCCGCAGCTCGACCAGGTGGAAAACTACGAGCAGGTAAAAGTCGATTTCGTTATCGAGGATTACGAAGCCGGGTGCCTGATTGAGAACATCGAAGTTCTTGAACCGGAAGAGAGCGACACACCGGAAGCGGACGCAGCTAAAGTTTTCGCGCAGGAACTGGCACTTGCCATGAAAGCGCTGACATCAGGTGACGCCACTGCCGCCCCTGCAACCGGTGAAGGAGCGTAAACCATGACGACCCCCGCGCAGCGCCATGCGATGCGGGTCTCGGCCATCCAGGCCGCGCAGCGGGATAGCGCCCCGCTGCGTCATGCCACGCCTTACGAGCAGATGCTCGTCAAGCTGGCCGCAGACCGCAGAACGCTGAAAGAAATCCACTCGAAAGAGCTCAAGGCAGAGAAAAAGCGCGACCTGCTGCCGTTTTACCTGCCGTGGGTAACTGCCGTGCTGGAAAACGGCACCGGTGCGCAGGATGACATTATGGTGACGGTGATGCTGTGGCGTCTCGATGCCGGTGATCTCCCCGGCGCGCTGGAAATCGCCCGCTACGCCCTGCGCTACAGCCTCGCGATGCCGGAGAAACACGCCCGCACCGTGCCTTACATGCTGGCCGAAGAGGTGGCGCTCGCCGTACTGCGTGCCCGCGATGCCGGTCAGCCGGTGAGCGCGGCGATCCTGCTGGAGACCCTCAGCCTGACGGCGCAGTGGGATATGCCTGATGAGGTACGCGCCCGCCTGCATAAAGTTACCGGTCTGACGCTGCGTGATGCGGGTCAGCTTCATGACGCGATGACCCATTTGCAGCGCGCCGTGCAGCTCGACCGCAATGCCGGAGTGAGGAAAGACATTGAGCGCCTCACGCGGGAATTAAATCCGAAGCCCGTCGCCGCAAAGCCCGCGCCGAAAGCGCCCGCGAAAGTCGCACAAGCGAAAAAAACAACGACGCCGGTGAAACGGGGGCGGGGTCGCCCGCGCAAGGTCACCGGTTAAAAGAATGCGCCCCGCGCCAGGGCGGCACGCCGGTCAATGAGGGATTTTCCCTGTCTGCGACCGGCGTCCACCGCCCACCCTTTCTGAGGTAGTCATGACGACGCTGATTATTAAAAACGATGTACCGCAGCCGGGCAGGACGGTTGTTATCCCGCCGAACGTGGACAGCGAGCCGGTGATTGAAAACACCTTTTTCTTTCCCGCCATCGACCCGAAGCGCGTGCGCGAACTGATGCGCCTTGAGCAGACCATTGCCCCGGCACGGCTGCGCAACGCCATCAAAACCGGCATCGCCGAGACCAACGCGGATCTTTATGACTGGCGCGAAAGCCAGATTAAGGCCGGATTTGCCCGCCTCGCGGATGTGCCGTCGGACTCGCTCGACGGTGAAAGTGTTCGCGTTTTTTATTACGAGCGCGCCGTGTGTGCGATGGCAACCGCCACGCTGTACGAGCGTTATCGCGGTGTGGATGCGAGCGCCCGAGGTGACAAGAAAGCCGACAGTATCGACACCACGGTCGATGAGCTGTGGCGGGACATGCGCTGGTCAGTGGCACGCATCCAGGACAAACCGCGCTGCATCGTTGGGCAAATCTGATGAAAGCCATCGCTCACCAGG